TATGGCTGTGACTTTACATACGACCAAGAGTACAGCCGTGAGGTTGACCCATCGGAGGCTACGCCATGAAACGCTATGCCGTCCGTGTTGCTGAGGTCATCGGCTACCTCACGATTGCGGCTTTGACATTCGCGATGATGTACGCACTATTGCACGTCATCGACACTATTTCGACAGTTTACCAAGCAGTAACGGGGGACTAATGCAATTCAGACTCACAGTATCACGGGAGGTCATAGGCAAGGCCTCCCGTGAAGATTTTTTGGCCCTATCAGATCGCCTGCAGTCGGTCGAAATGACCATGTACGATTTGCACGATCATCTGGCAGTCAAAGGCCATGCGATATGCTGCGCTGACCTCGTGGCGAACGAAAAGACACAATACTGCCATAGGACGGTAGCGTCTTTCAAGTCTGCGCAGGTCGTGGGCGTGGATGTCGATCACGGCAAGACGGCATTCGAGACCTTGAAAGATGATCCGTTTCTTGCTGCTAATGCTGCGTTCGCTTACACGACGGCAAGCCATACGCCTGAACATCCGCGATACAGGATCGTTTTCATACTGGATGCGCCCGTACGTAGGGTTGAGGAATACAAACGCGTTGTAAGCGTTCTGTGTGCACGCTACGAAGGTGATACGAACACGCGCGACGCCGTGCGGATATGGTATGGCAACCCGCAAGCCGAAACGATTTGGTTTCGAAAGACGATCGGCAAGGCTGTCATAGATGAGATGGTCGGGGAAGACGACGAAGCCCACTCCAGCGAAGTACAGTTCGAAGCATTCAAAGACCGCGACCTCACAATAGACGATCTACGCCAGATGTTGGCTTTCGTACCGCCGCATCAGGAGCACCTCGACTGGAAACGCACGGTGGCCGGTGTGTTCAACTACTACGGATGTACGGATGAAGTCTGCCAGGCATTAGAGAAGTGGTCACCATCTACCATCCCTTATCGCAAGCTATATGCCAACAGGCTGACGAAAGTCGGCATCGGCACGGTCATTTACATAGCAAAGAAACACGGCTACCAGCCGCCAAAAAACATGATGCGCGATGCCCCGACGACGGCGATCGAGGCATACGACGCGGCCGAATCGTGGCTGCTGGCAAGTGGGCAGTTTCGGTATAACGACGTCACGCTGTGCGTCGAATACAAAGACGTCCGTGAACAGGAATGGGAACCGATGTCGGACTATTATGTTCATTCGTGCCTACGCAAGATGAGGGCATCGGGGATCAAGATACCGTCGACGAAGATTTGGGAAATCCTGATGTCGGACTTTGCGCCGCGATTCAACCCGATTATAGACTATTTCGAGAACCTACCCGAATGGCGTCCAGAGGATGCTGATCACATCGGAGCGCTTGCCGCTTGCTTGCCTGTCGATACGAACAGTCACTACCCTGCTGAGGTCATCAGTAGGTTCAATGATGGCATCATTCGCAAGTGGCTGGTCGGGGCCGTGGCCTGTGCTATTGACAACCACCCGAACCACCTGATGCCGATCTTGCAAGGAGCTCAGGGTGTCGGCAAGACGCGGTTCATTCGGTATCTCTGCCCTGATGCGCTGCGGAAAAATCATTACTACGAAGGTAGCATCTCAGGTGAGAAAGACGACAAGCTCGTGCTTGGCGCATCGTTCATAGCCGTCGACGACGAACTCGAGTCGATGAACAAGCGCGAAGCCGAAGCAATAAAGGGCATCATCACGAAGGCCTCCGACCGTGTGAGGCCTCCGTATGGCAGGGCGTTCGTGACCATCAGACGCATTGTTTCGTACATCGGTTCGGTGAATAGGCGAAACTTCCTAAGCGACGAAACCGGGTCGCGCCGTTTCCCAGTAATCGCATTAGGGGGCCACGTCGATATGGCAAAGGTCATGGCGATCTCCATCGACAAGGTATGGGCACAAGCCTTGCATCTGTACAGCACGCGCTTCCCTTATTGGCTGGATGCTGAGGACATCGACTTGCTGAATGAGTATAACAAGCCGTTTCAACAGAATACTATGACCGATGACCTTGTCGAGATTTACGTCAGGGCGGCGACTGTTGAGGGACGGCCGAAGACGGCGACGGATGTTGCACATGAGATCTCCAGCATCTTGCAAGGCATCGGCAGGTTCCTATCTGTCGATGGTCGGACGGTGGCGGCGATGGGCAAATCGCTCGGCAAAGCAGGGTATCTAAAGACCTCGAAACGGTACGAAGAGAAGGTCATCCACGGGTATCAAGTGGTTGTGTCTGCTAATCATCAGGTCAAACTAGTGGAGGGCCAACGTGAGCAAGATTCGTTCTAAAATTGCGGGGATTCAGCAGAAATACGGACAAGACCCCAATGATTACGAAAATTTTTCCCGTCGTGTTATGGGTCAAAGTGGTGATACGTATAACTACGTAGTCGAAGCGCAAGTCCCTGTGTTGTCAACGCCTTGCGCGGATCAGTTAACACCATCTGTTAGACCCTGTTATACCTTAAAACATAGTTTTGATAACTCTGTAAAAGAAATCTATAGTAGTAGTATAGGAAATCATGTTTTTACCGATAACAGGGGTAACAACCCAGAACAGGACATTTGGGGAGCATGGTTCGCCAGGCGTCACAACTGCGAGATGGGCGACGCTTTCGAACCCCAAACCGAGGACATCCTCGAGATGGTCGGCTTTGACTTGCAACCTGCTGAACTGATCCCTGCCGATCAGGTTCTCGCCGCCGCGGATCATCTGCGAAGCGTCGGAGACCGTCAGTCCACGATTGCTATGATGAACCGGTCGAATATCGATCAGTTCGTCTGGAGTGTTGATCCAATCACCAAGCGATGGACGTGCCATGCTGAATTCTGACGACGACGACCTTCACAAATTGATTTGGGAGGCCGATGAACGCGCGGAACGTACTTGGACTAGGCTTAAGGCAGAAAAACGCAACAGCGGGGCCGCTAGGGGCCTGCAAAGGCCATTGCGTGAACAGGACATCCAACGAAATATCGCTGGCGGTCTCGAAAAGCTCGGTTTTTTGGTCGTGCGGATAAATTCGAGCACCATGGAGGCAGAGTCCGGAACACGGCTGTCATCGTATCGCGTTACGAACATCAACGCAACTGCCGGGCACTCGGATTTGGTGGTCTATCGCAACGGCAAGGCTGTGTTCTTGGAAGTGAAACGGCCCGAAACACGAAATCGGCTGTCTGAATCTCAGGTTAGGTTCCGTGACTGCTGCCACCGGTACGGCATGGTCTATCTCGTGGTGACCAGTTTAGACGAAGCTGTTAAAGCATTGGAAATAATAGGGGATAGGCAATGACAAAAGAACAACGGAAGCAACAAACGATATATATTTTATCTGAATTATTGCCTGATGATGAGATTAAACTATTTGCTCCTAAGCCGTATTTCAGCGTGTATTTACCAAAATCACCAATGGCAAACAAAAACGGGGAAGTGCCTGCACATCGTCTGATCTGCTGGCTATCACATGGTGCGCCCTATTACAGCGAATGTAGTTATTGCGATTACCCAATACTTTGGAAAATGCGTGTAAACGTAAATCATGCACAACAGAAAGTTGTAAATGTTGATCACCTCAACTCTGACAAATTAGACAACAGGCCCACAAACTTGGTTCCAGCCTGTTGTTGGTGTAATGCAAATCGTGAGTGGGCATCTGAAATAGATTATGGATATCACGGTACTTTTTTCGATTACATGATTGACAGATATCGCACTATGCCGCCGTGGGAGAGACCAAACATGATTGATTGCGCACAACTTTTAGGAATGAGCCCATGACACCAACCCAAACCACATATAACGACATCATGCAACGCGCTGCCACCCTATGCGATATGGACGTCTACGAAGCGCACAACGGTAAGACCCATAACGCAGCCCGTGCCCGACGCATTGCCTGGTTTGTGCTAAATGAGCACCTCGGATGGCCCCGTAGGGTGATCGCTCGACATTGCAAGTGGAATCGCATTACCGTCACGATGGGCATCGACGTCGTAGCTGATCTCCCGTCGCAATCTGACGAAGGTCAGATAATCCAAGCCCTGATAAAATCCCTACCTGGTTAGGTTTTGATTTGGATGTTACGGTAGGTTTGTGTATTGAATAACGAGGGCAAGATGCCTGCAGGTCAACCAACCAAATACGATTGGGATGCCATTCAGCCTCGAATGCGAGAAGCTGTTGAGAAGGGTATGTTCATTGAGCAATTAGCCCGCCACCTCGGAGTTCGCAAGCAGACAATCCACAACTGGAAACGCGATTATCCCGAATTCTTGGACGCGGTGGAAGAGGTCAAAGAGGCTTGCGAGTCACGTCTTGCTGATCTGCTGATAGACCATGCTACGGGCAACATCGAAAAGGGCAACGGCTCGGTCGCCATCTTCATAGCCAAGAACGTACTCGGCTGGCGGGATCGCCAGGAGGTAGAGCAGACTGTCAAGGGCGAACAATCTATCACTGTAACCATTGGCGGGGCACGTCAGGACGAAGACGATGCCGAAGCGCATTGACCTCCGGTTTGAACTGCACTCTGGCCAGCAAACCGTATGGGGTGGGCGTAGGCGTTTCAACGTAGTCAACTGCGGTCGTCGGTGGGGTAAGACTGTGCTGGCCGAAGCTGCATTAGGTGACATGATCACGACCGGCAAGCCTGCGGCGTACTTCGCACCGACTTACAAGATGCTGATGGAAGTTTGGCGAACGATCAAACGCGACTTCCGAGACGTGATAGCAGAGACGAACGAATCCGAGAAGCGCATCACGTACATAAACGGCGGTCAACTCGACATGTGGTCGCTGGACAACTTCGACGCGGTGCGTGGTAGAAAGTACGGCCGGGTGATAATTGACGAAGCTGCTATGGTTCCCGATTTGGAGGAGGCATGGACGATGGCCATACGTCCAACGCTATCCGACTATCGGGGCGATGCATGGTTCTTCTCGACACCGAAGGGCCGTAACTACTTCCATCATCTTTCAGAACGTGCTAAGACAGACGAGGTATGGACGTACTGGCAGATGCCTACGTCTGCCAATCCGTTCATCGCTTTCGACGAAATCGAGGCGGCACGTACTGAACTGCCATCGACCGTGTTCGCACAAGAGTACCTTGCCGAATTCATCGACGTGCAGGGGGCTCTCATCAAACGTGAGATGATCACGTACATGGACGCGGGCCACGTGCCGTCAGGCCTGAAGATCGGCATGGGCGTTGACCTGGCTATCTCCAAATCCGAAACCGCAGACTACTCAGCTATCGCCGTCATCGGCTATGACAAAGACTCCGGCCGTCGGTACGTGCTGGACATCTGGCGTGGTAAGGAGGGCTTCCACGAGATCGTCCAAATGATAGTTTCGATGGCGGCCAAATGGAACCCCCAGCGGATCAACATCGAGGCCGTGCAGTATCAAGTGGCCGTGGTGCAAGAGCTACTCCGCAAGACATCCCTACCCGTTCGGGCCGTCAAACCAGAGCGCGACAAGGTGACACGATTCCAAGGCCTCCACGCTCGTTACGAACAACTGCTTGTCTCTCACGTAAGGGGCCTTGTGCCTGACTTTGAACGTGAACTGCTTTCATTCCCAGAGGGCGACCATGACGATATGGTGGACGCCCTTGTTTACGCTGAGCTCGCTGCCGTGAAATCGGTCGGGGCTGGTGCTGTGCTACTCTAACCAATCAATGCCATGAGTTTAATACAACGCTTCAAAGAGTTCATCTCCCCTGACGGCCAGCGTGCCGTCAACGACCTTGCGCCCATCCTTACGACGACGATGTGGACGCGGCACAGCTTCACACCGGTTACCGACTTCCCTATGGCCTTGCGCATGTGGAAGTCCAACCCGATTGCGCAGGCGTGCACGATTACGTATTCGCTTATGATGCCGGAAGCGCAGATCGGTGTCATCACACCGACTGGCTACGACTTCCAAGCGCCGGTGATCGGTATGCTCACGCGCAACAACTGGCGTATCGTGTTCGGTGAAATCCTGACCATGATGTGCGTCGGTGGCAACGCTTACGGTTACAAGCTACGCAATGCATCGGGGGCGGTGATCGGGATGCGATGGTACTCGGATCAGTATTTCGCCCCTATCGACGACGGCTACGGTGACGTGGCAGCGTATCACTACTGGGACGGTGCAAAACTGTACATGATCGACAAGTCCGACGTCGTGCACATTCGCGGATTCTGGTATGACCCGGGCAAGCCGCTTGGTGGTGCAAGCCCTGTGGCCCTCGCCAGCGAATCCATCGAAGGTTTCAACGAAGCCGCTTCGACGGTATTCAACGTGCATAAAAATGACGCTGTGCCGAAGACGACGATCCTGCTGAACGAAGAGGCATCACCCGAACAGATCGACGTAATGGAGCGCACCTTCAAACGGCGCTATGGTGGTAACAAACGTGGTTCGGTAGGTGTGTTGTGGGGTGTGCAGGACATCAAACGTCTTGCGCTGGACTATGACGAAATGGGGCTATCGGAGACATTCGGCCAGTACGAGACGCGCATCTGCGGTACGTACAAGGTGCACCCGATTATTGCCGGAACGCATATGGGACTCAGCCAATCCACGTATTCGAATTTCGAACAGGCCTCCAAAGACTTTACGAACATGGTTCGTGTTCCCTTTTGGAACATGATCGCCGATCAGCTCAATGCGCAAATCGCAATCC